CGCTTACGCTTAGCGTGAATGTTAGCATAGAGTCCAGGCTTAGCCATAGCTCTTCTTGCCTCCTTTCTTTTTCTTTTTAGCGAGAGGAAGCTGAGGACCAGTCCGCTTCATGAAGGTTTCTTTCTCGTTAGGGTTCGTAGTTTTCGTACCCTTCTCGTAGATTTTCTTACCCTTCATGGCATCCCTATGTCCTTTAGGGTTGATCTCAAAGGATGCCGCAATAGTCAGCTCCTTTCTTTTTTTGTTAGCCATTTACCAGATACCTGGAATGATTTGTCCAGTCAGTGCATAAGCGCCAAGAGCAGCCATGATGCCAAGCATAGCAAGGCGACCGTTGAGCTGTTCAGCTCGTTCATTGTGGGGAACACCGTAAGGATGGTCAGTCATAATAACAGGAGGTTCAGTAGGCCAGATGTTCGTGTCGTTCATTAGCCGACAGTGGGGGCGGAAAGAGCCACCGGAGTTGCCTCAACAGAAGCAAGGTCCAGAGGGAAGTTGTGAGCGTTGCGCTCGTGCATCACTTCAAATCCGAGATTGGCTTGATTGAGAATATCCGCCCAAGTACGCACAACACGTCCCTGACTATCCAGTAGGGACTGGTTAAAGTTAAAGCCGTTCAGATTGAACGCCATAGTAGATACGCCAAGAGCAGCGAACCAAATACCCACCACTGGCCAAGCAGCAAGGAAGAAATGGAGACTGCGGCTATTATTAAAACTTGCGTATTGGAAAATGAGACGCCCAAAGTATCCATGGGCAGCCACGATGTTGTACGTTTCTTCCTCTTGGCCGAACTTGTAGCCATAGTTTTGAGACATGTCTTCAGTCGTCTCACGAACGAGCGACGACGTGACCAGGCTGCCGTGCATAGCAGAGAAAAGACTCCCACCAAAAACGCCGGCCACACCCAACATGTGAAAAGGATGCATAAGAATATTGTGCTCAGCCTGGAACACCAGCATGTAGTTGAAGGTGCCGGATATCCCCAAGGGCATAGCATCTGAAAAAGAACCTTGTCCAAACGGATAAACAAGGAAGACGGCAGTCGCAGCAGCGACCGGAGCAGAGTACGCAACAAAGATCCAGGGCCTCATCCCTAGTCGATAGCTAAGTTCCCACTCTCGTCCCATGTAAGCATAGATGCCAATGAGGAAGTGGAATACTGTGAGTTGGAATGGACCCCCGTTGTACAGCCATTCATCAAGTGAAGCAGCTTCCCAAATTGGGTAGAAGTGTAGTCCGATGGCATTGCTGCTCGGAACGACGGCTCCTGATATGATGTTGTTTCCATACAACAAGGATCCCGCAACGGGTTCGCGGATTCCATCAATGTCAACAGGTGGAGCGGCCACAAAGGCCAGAATAAAACAAGTGGTTGCTGCCAACAGGCAGGGGATCATGAGGACCCCAAACCAACCAACATAAAGACGGTTATTAGTGCTGGTTACCCAGTCACAAAAAGACTCCCAGGATGAACTGGGAGCCTGTTGAGTAAGTACAGTCATCAAACTTTAAGGTTAGATCGTTCAAGTTTACGCATGACATCCATGCGGTAAGCCTCATCCGTATCATACCTTGAGTCGGACATATCGCGTACAACTTCTGCCATACTGCGATAGCCCTCTCCTTGGCTGGATTGTTTACCAGTCACAAGTTCAGGATCTCGACCCATGGCATCTTCGTATTGAGACATAAGTGCTTTCACTGCAAATCGTACAGCGGCTTGGTTTGCGGTGTTAATGACTTCATCGAATGCTTCGATGTCTTCTTGTGGCAGGTTCTGTCCTGCCCAGTCAACTAGGCGTTGATAACCTTCATCACCACCAGCAATGTTTTTGATCTGACTAATCTCAGAATCAGACAAAGCGATAGCTTCTGAATCATCATAACCCATTTGACTACGGAGACCACCAAGGTAAGCATCAATGACTTCATCACTAAAGCCTGCCTCGTTCAGCTGATCATACATCTCATTGGTGAGAGTACCATCATTTTGATAGAAGTGGTCATTCATGTCCCACGGATCAATCCCTGCTTCTTGGAATACATCAGCAAGGTTTTCACCATAGGCATCTTTAACAGCATCGAAGTTGACATAGCCTTCTTCGTCGTAGCGTTCGTAGCCGTCATCAACTGACTCTTCTACTTCACCTTCTTCGACTTCTTCAGACTCTTCTTCTTCGCCTCTGCTAAAGCGTTGCTGAAGTTCCATGTAAGCTTTCTCAAGCTCTTCAGCATTTCTGTATTTACCAGCAAGAAGATCCTGCTGGTCTTGCATCATCTTTTCCCCAACTTCAAGAGAGTCAGCTTCTTCAGCCTCACGGGCTGCAATAGCTTCGGGATCATCAGATGGATCGTATGCAATGTTAATAGCCATAAACGGTGCTAGTTAAATTAAGCGGGCGGTTGTTGAGGTTGACCTGCCATATTAGCAATACCTTGTTGTAAGGCAGGGTTCTGCATAGCAGCTTGTACAGCATCCACTGCTTGAGGATTCTTAGAAGGATCCATGAGTGGAGCACTGAGCATCTGTGCTGACTGGTTAACCATAGACATCTGCATCTGCTTCTGCATAGCTTGCTGTTGCTCGCTCTTAATCTGCTCCATACCTTTGACAAGGTTGAGGATGTCGATGCCTTGAGCAGCAGCTAGACGCTTGATAGCTTCATCAGGATTAAGGAACTGTTGCAGAGCTTCAGGTCCCATGGTTTGTGCAATGGTAGTTACAAACTGAATCAGGGATTCCCGATCCTGTCCACGACCCAGAGCATTGATGCCAGCAACAATCGTAGGATTGACTAACCCTTTAGGTAGGGTAGGGATCTGCTTGCTCCGAGTCAGGTCGAGCATCTTACGATTAAGGTAAGGGATGAGGAACTCGCTAGTCAGCAGGGAGAACAAGCCACCCAGCTGCTGCTCTAGTTCCATCTGAGTCATCCTAACTTCTTCAGCAGTAGTCCGTTCAGACTGACGTACATTCAGAATCAGGAATGCTTCAGAGATGCGCTTCTCCAGCACACCAGCAAGGTCAAAGGCAGTGCGGAAGTCCGCTTGCTTTTGAACCTGAACAACCCCGATATCATCAGGGCGTCCTTGGATGATAGCACCATTACCTGCATTCGCTAGGGAAGCAGGCTTGGTGGTAGAGCTAGGAGAAACAGTAAACACAACTTTAGCAGCTGCAGCAGAGCCCTCTACAAGCGCCTGCATGAGGGCTTCAAGAGAGCGTAGGTCCCCAAGGAACTCTTCAACTCTAGAACGCCCGTAGTCCTCTCCATCGACGGTTACGAAGCGGAGGGGAAGCCAAGGGCTCTTGTCCTTAGGAGCTTTACCATAGCTGTTAGGAAGAACCTTGTCATCAGCTTCCTGATACCAAGACCATCCTTTCTTTGTGAGCTTTACACAGGTGTAAACATCAACGTCTTTTTCAAACTTGCTGCCTACACTTTGATCAACAACACTTAGTTGTTTTGGGTTTTCAAATTCAGGACCAAGAAGTTTACGATTAACACGTTCCCGAGTAACAATCTCAGTTACGTTTCCGTTACCGTCTCTCTCAACCACATAACGATTAAGCGGGTACATCTTCATGCCGTCTTTACCCATGTAAAGAAGGGCATTACCAGTGACCACAAGATGTTTAATCGCTGAGAAGATTTGAACACGATCAGTAGAAGCAGCAATGCTTTCCATGATCATACGTTCAATCTTAGCAAAGCTTAGATCCAGTTCGCTCTTTGCCTCAGCAGGAATCTCAACTCCCAACTTGGAGTCATCCAGTTGGAGTTTAAAGAACGAAGTAGAAGGAGGCAACAACCCGAGCATCAGCTTAGATGCCAGAGTCACTACCCCCTTTGCTCCTACTGATTGCCAAGGAGTCTTGAACCGAGTGTAATCGGTTGTCGTCTCCTCGTGCATAAGCAGCGTAGGAATTGTTAGCTTTGCACACTCAAGTGCAATATCAAGAAATGCGGTACGGCCACTCGTTAGTTCATGGTAACGTTGCCGTGCGCTTTTCATTATTTAGGACGTTGGATGTTCAAAGACATGCCAGAACCACTGACTTGTCCACCATAGCTAACACCACCAGCACCAGGTGCTTGAGGAGTTTGCTGTTGCTGTGCACCAGTCCGAAGAGTCTGACGCTCTTGAGGAGCTTTCTTCTTCAGACGCTGAGTACCTTGACGTTGACGACGCTTAGCCTCAACATCAGCGTTGCCCGAACGGATCCGAGTAGTTTCAAGATCAGTTTTCTGTGGGGCAAGCTGAGTTGCAGGCGGCGGCGGTGGGGGCGCAGGGATAGGGGCCGGTGGGGCCGGCGGGGGAGCCGGTGGGGGTGGTGGTGGTGCTGGGGCAGACGAGCCGCCTCCTCCTCCAAAACACATGGTTAATTCTCCGATGATAGTTTTTCTTTTAGGAACCTAACAACTGACACTTGGCCAGCTCGAAAAGAAATTTCTTTCTCACTAAGCTGGTAGTCAGGAAATTGGTCAGGAAATAGTTCATCTAATTCCTCTAACAGCCGATCGTATTCAGCCGTACTCAGGAAGATTGACATTTGAGTGCTCAAAGAATGCGGGCATACGAGCACGACGGGTAGCAATCAGACCCTCTGCCTTCCCGTTGTAGAGAAGGCTGTCCGATTGTTTAAGCCAGAACTCGCGGTCAAGGTAAGGGTTCTCAGTATTGGAACTGAGAGGTTGCATGATCCAAGCTACCGTTGCTTTACGAAGTTTGTCAAGGTTCTGCGTAACTTGGAGCCCAAGCTCTTTGCAGACGAGAGAGTTGACCGCAACATGGACTTGCTCGTCTCGTGAGATATCAGCTGAGACAGTGCGGCATCCTGCATCCCCGTTCCATCTAAAAAAGGGGAGCAGCACAAAGAACACTGACCGTTCAAGCACCATTGCCTTGAGCACGGGATGTTCGGGAGACTCGATCCATGCTTTCTGGATGCGGGAAGCTTCCGG